TGCCACATCAAGGTCAAACTCCACGCCTAGCGCCTCGAACAGCCATGTTGGTGTCCAGTAGTCATCAGATGTGTTGTCTGTCTGTGGCATAGGGAACAGATGCGGTTGAATGCTCATGCTCATTTGCTGGCCAATCTTTGGGCTATAAAAGTGATGTCTGATGGTCGCCACAGGTAGCACTCTGCATGTGGGTGCAATGTACGAAGCCAATGCAGCTGCACTTCTGAGGCTTTGCCTTTCTCAGTTTTGAGTTCGGCATAAATTAGCCCCTTCTGTTCGTGGGCCATACAGAGGTCTGGATAGCCAGGTGAGCCTCCAGTGATGATGTTACCCCTTGGTGTGCGCATAGGAGCCTGATGATGCACTAGCCAGCCATATTGGTATGCCAGCGCTTTGACTTGGGTTAGGAATGAGGCTTCTGATATCGGAATCATTTGTCTTTTCCTAGAAGGAAGCCACACATGAATAACGCGGTGCACATAATCAGCATTGTGAGAAGGTCAACCACTAGAAGGGCTCCTCAGCCGTGTCGTAGGTAGGAGCTGGTTGCTCACCTGCTTTAAGGCTGTCAATATAGGCACTGGCCTCACGCTTGCTAAAGCTCTGAAGGTTTGCCGGCGGTACCTTACCCATGCTCTTGCATACAGCCCTGATCATGTTCTGTTGCTTCTCACTCGCAAGGTTGCTGTTCTCAGTAATCTGAGTGTCGCCTTGCATCCTTTGCACCTTGCCCATTTCTTCTCTACTTGGGCGCTTGGCAAAGTCTGAGCCGCTAAGCCCAGCGTTAGCCAAGGCTCGCCCAACCGCGCCTGTTTCGCAGTTCTCAAGATGGCTGGTCTTATTCACATTGCCTTGGCCACGCACTTCTTCTGCCCAGCCAGTGGCAATGATTTCATCATCAAGCCACAGCTCACATTTGAATACACAAACATCAGACAAGTAATGCACTAGATCAGTGATAATGCGTGCATCAGGGTGTGCCTTCAAGAAGCGGTCAAGTCTGCTGGCCACTGGTTCATAGTCGTCAAGATTAAAGCCCACGCGCATGCTCCTTTTCTAAGCGTTCCAATTCGGCAGTGACATACGCCAATGCTTCCTTTAGTACTGCAATCTCTTGGTCTTTGGCATACACGAGGTCAGCGACATCATCGTTGTGGGTGTACTCACTCATCAGCATCAACCATCTGTGCGCTCGAGATGTATGACAAGCCCTTAGATGGGCCACTGTCATTCATTGATGGGTGCCATTGGTGTCTGATGGTCTCAGCAATGTTTGGCAGCGTATAAAGCGCGCCCACAGCTTCAAGCACCAGGCTTGATTCTTTGAAGCGCAACTCGAGCGCCAGATTATGGCTGAGGTTGGTTAGTTTGGCGATGAGTTCGCCTGTTGATGTTTCCATTTGTTTTCCTTTGTTATTTTCCTGAGGTGGCACGCCAATGACGAAGACCGCCATTGTCGTAGAGGTATCGAGCAACCATGACATTGCATTGGGGGTCTAGCAGTGCTTTGATCACATCTGGTTTCTTACAGACAGCGCGTGTCACAGTAGCCCATGAGCCTTGAATCTGAAGAAGCCCGACATCTGGGCGGCCTGTGGATTTGCGCACTGGCGAAAGACTTGAGGGATTGCAGCGGCTCTCGCGGTAGGCGATTCGTGACAATTCCGGCACGACTTTGGCAGGAAAATGCTTTGCCAATAGTGGCTCCCATTTGGGGCAAGATTGTGCAGCTGCACTTGCGTGAGCTGGTGTGGATAAAGAGAAGATGAGCGTGAGAGCCATGATGAGTTTCAGCACTTGTCCAGTTCTGTTGGCGGCCCCCATGAATGCCAAGACTGTGCACGCTGGCACACTTGGGAGTATTCAATCAGGCCTGTGGATAAATCTGTGAAGATTTGAACCATGAATAGTTTGTCTTTAGAGCGTAGAACGGTATAGCCCCAATGGGCAGGTTCTTGGCTCATGGGCGGTTAGCCATCATTTTGAGGAACAGCCAGCAACTGACCCATCCCATTATGAAACTGTATATAAACTGAGTATCAGTCATAGCAACCCGTAGCGATGTCTAAACCGAAGCGCGTGATGGCACATACCATGCCCTGAGAGCCCGTTGAGAGGGTCTTACGCACGCCCAAATCGTGGATGAGCCCTTGGTTGCGTAAATCGGCACAGCGCTTCCAGTAGCCGTTTATGGTGTGACCTCGAGAAGCGGCTATGGAGGCTGCCTCTTCGTCTGTCAGGCCGCTGATGTTCCCAGCGTAGATAGCAAGGAGAATGCCGCGGTGGCTGTTAATCCTGATTGGCTTTATCTGGCGTGAGGTGTCAGGGTCTGTGGCCCTGAAGAGTGGTAGGTCCTCTAAGAGGTAGTCCTTCATTCGTGACATTTTGTGTTTCCTTTGTTTGGGCCATTTGAGTGGCTAGATGTCACTATACACAAACGGCGAAGTCAGTGGTGGATATCCCAATGGAAACAAAGATACCCACCACCTAGCCCCAGCCACGCTCAAACGAGCTGGGAGTTCTTACGGCTTGGGAACACTACGCCATACGGCTTCATAGTCTCCAGGCGACATGTCAGCATACTTGGGTGCAAGTTCGCAATGTATCCATGTTGCCTTTTGTGAGCCACCGTTATCTTCGGCTGACCAATCCTTCCAGCCCCTGCCGATACGCCAGCCGCGCCCCCAGGTCTCACAGCCCTTTTTGGTGATCCCTGAATAGTCATGAACCTCCTCGAGACCAAGCGCAGCTGCATGTTGCACAAACCAAAGAATGGCCTCTTTGCCTGCCGCCTTGTTTGTGCCGTAGGAAGTGTCAAGTGCTCTTGCGGTGCTATGAACGCTCATGACACCAGGCTTCCCTGCGATGTCTCGGACCACCCAAGTCCCCAGGTTCTTGAAGCCCCATCTCTTGTTGCAGAGAAGAACGAAGCGTTCTGTGCCTGGTCGTTTAGCTGTGGCTACGCCATCGCTGGTGCCTGTGTACTTACTCATCTGGCTTGTCCTTGCTCGAGTTCTTCAAACCATTTGATGCTAGAAGGCCTGCAAGAACCCCGGACATTGTGAGGGTTAGCGGTGATAATACAGCCCAGGCTTCGTTGTCATTGGGTGAGACCTCGAGCGGTTGGGTCACGAATAGCAAGCCGAAGAGAAGTGAGAACACTGTGCCTACAAATGCCACTGAGATTGCTAGGCCAACGATCAGTATTAGTCGCGCCTTGATTTCTTCGTTGCTGTGTCTTGGTCTCATTTTCATGTGCATTTGCCTCCTGTGCCATAGCGCGGTGTTGCTGTTGTTGGGGTGATTGTTTCGGTTACTCCGCGTAGGGCTTTGTTTTTGGTTGGTGGGCAGTTGAGGCGTTCACGATCAGCGCAAGCGGTAAGCGATGCGCAAATGACCAATAGAATCAGGCTTTTTCGCATGGTTACGAGTTGCGGTAGCCGTAGATACGTACGTTGCCAATGAGGGTTCCACCACCGGCGCTTGCGATACGAATGCCGTCAAATGAGTTGGTGCTGTCCACACCGCCAGCGCCGTTGTAGGCCGTGAAAAATGGGGTCACGGAATAATACGATGCGCCACCGCCGTTGTAGAAAGTTCTGCCAGTGCCAAATGGGTTCATAAAGTCAAATGAAACGCTCATTGAACCGTTAGCTGTGCTTTGAAAGTTGTATCCCAAATAACCTGCGGTGCCAGCTGCGACTTTGTCTACTGAGACCGTTGTTGATGTTGAGTTTGTCGACATAAGGGCCGAATGGTAAAGCGCGCTTGTAAATGGAGTTGCGGTGTTCAACATCTGGAAAGTGAGAAACCCTGCGCCGACGTCAATCTTGGAGAATTCAATTCGGTAGTTCTCAAATGATGAGGTGAAGCATCCAGCAAAGTTTGTCGCTGTTGATGACAACGCTCCGCCCGTGATGTAAGTGAGTCCGATGTTCGTCTGCAATGTGGTCATCTGGGCTGCCGTTAGGATTTGCCCCGATGTGAAGGTTTGGTCTGCCATGATTGTCTCCTTTAGAAACTGAGAAGGTTGTTGTCGAGCGTTCCGAAGATTGCATCGTTGAGGGTGAGGTATTGGTTGCCATCTGTGCTTTCAAATGTAAACGAGATGATATGCGAACCAGGTGTGATGTTATGGCTCACTCCAGAGACAATCAAGGTTTGGGTCTCGGTTGCTGGGGTGCCTGTCACAAAGTTCTTGATCACTGTGCAGACGCTAGTGAGGTCAAGGCCAAGCACAATGTTCTGATTTGCTGTTGATAAGGCAGCCATTTGAGTTGACAACCCAGTAAATCTCAGCACTGGATTCTGGTACTTGCCTAGCAAATAGTTACCTAAACCAGCTACTTCGGTGGTGGTGCTGTTTAGCAAATCTGTGAGGGCGTACTGCTGTGCTTGATACAAAGCAATGCTGGTGGCACTGCTAGTGGTTTGCGCGGCTCCAGCAGGGCTCTGGGTAATTATGTAATTGTAAAGAAGCTCATCGCCATACTGGTTGATGAGAGTCTGGTAGGGCAGACCAGTGCCATCAGTGTTGAATGTAGCCCCAGCCACTGGGTTGAGCACACTAGACCTACCCTTGAAGGTGAGGGTGCCGTTGGCGCTCATAAAGAGGTAGCCCTGCTCGCTGGTGTTAATCTGTTGTAGATAGTTGAGACAGTTGGTGTCTTGGCTGATGGCGTACGCGCCCAAAGTGGATGACCCAGTATCTATGGCTCGAGCGCCTTGATAGTTAATCTCTGAGTAGCTGAGCACTGTGTTGATTCTTGTACCGCTCGCTTGCGCGGATGGTGTGACAGCGTTGAGGGCTTGGTTGGCGAGCACTGTGAACTGATCAGAGCAGGAGGCATACATCATGTCTTCGTTGCTGATGTCGTAATCAAGGTTCCAGTCAGTTACTAGACCTGTATAGATAGGCACACCATTGGCGAGCACCTGCACAGGGCAGCGCGGCAATACAAATGGATAGTACGGGCTTGAGGTGTTGCTGGGGTTGAGGATTTGGCTGGAGTTGTCAAAGGCGATTGTCGCAGTGCCGGCATTGAACTGGTCTAGTTGGCGCGAGCGCCCACGAGTGATATTGACGGATTCAACGATGCTGGTGAGGTCAACCATTGTGACACCGCCCAGCGTTCCCCTTCCAGAGGTGTTCAGCACGCCGTAGAAGGCATCATTCAGCAGGAATGGAGTACCGAAGCCTGTGGTGCTTTGGAAGCCCACCATGACCTGCATAGTTGGTGTACTCATGCAGCTGCAAACACCTGACCACTGCGCCTTTGGGCTCGCTGGATACTTTCAATGATTAACTGCCCCATCTGATCTGGAGTACTCACAAGGCCAGCCTGAACTGTGATGTTCATGCCACCGCCCATGCTGTTCATTCGGTCAAGAGGGATTACAGCCTCTGGGCCGCGCTCCCCGATAAGAGCCAAGGTGGGCGAGCTAACGATGCCTCCGTTTGCCAGCATAGGTATGTTAGGGACATCGAAGCCCTTGCCGCCTAGACCTGGCACCCAGGAGGGCACAGAGAAGCTGAGCTTGCCGATTGTGTTGTTCCACAAAGTAGCAATGCCATTAAAGATTGCTTTATACACACCCATGACAAAGCCTAGGTATGTCGTGATGGCATCCATTCCGCCCTTGATGCCAGACTTGATGGCACCGAACACTGCATCAACAATGTCGCGTACTGCATCAAACTTCTTGTAGGCCAGCACTAAACCTACGACTAGGGCAGCTATCGCAATAGCAAAGAGGACTACTGGGTTAGCGGCCATAACCGCGTTAAAGATTCCTTGGATGACAGTGAAGGCTTTTGTGGCGGCAGCCCAAGCTGTCATAGCTGCGTTAGTCACTACTATCGCGGCTGCGATTCCTCCAATAACGCCAGCCACGACTAGGAACACTGTGCTGTTCTCTTGGGCCCAGGTTGCCATTGTCTGAAGAAAAGGTAGGACAGCTTCGATGGCTGGCAGTAGTGCGGCCCCGATTGATTCCTTGGTCTCAGCTAATGCCACACCTAGGCGCTTGAATTGCCCTTCAGCGGTGTTGGCAGCGTCTGAGGCAGCACCTCCAAAGCTCTTGGCTACATCGTCTGCGTAGTCGCCTGTCGTAGCCATAAGATCGTTAGTGATGGCTGATTGGGATGCAAACTTCTCTTGCGCGGCTGTCAGTTTCTTGGTGGCTTCCTCGCCAGACAACATGCCCTCAGCGATTTGATACTTAACCAAGGCAAGAGCGGCCTCATCTTTGGCAAGCTTCTTCTGTTCCTTTTGCAAATCAATCGAAGCCTGAATCCCCTCAGACATTGGGATGCCTAGCTTCTTCAAGGCTGCATACTGCCCCATTTCAGCCTTTGCTAAAGCCTGGGTCACACTTTCGAGCGGTTTGCCCGTGGCTGCGGCTATGTCTTGGGCAATGCCTAACAGCCTGGTTGAACGGTCAACATCTTTGGTAGCTAAGACCAATTTTGAATACGCAGGTCTTAACTCATCATCAGCCACGCCCGTTGCCATTGACATTTTGGTGATGACCGCTTCAGTAGCTTTGATTTGAGCATCAGTGGCATGAGCAGAGTTACGCAGGTTGCCAGCGAGTACAACTTGCGCAGCTGCATCCTCCATCGCACCCTTAGCTGCATCACCTAAAGCGACAGCCAAACCTGCTATTGCAAGACCTGCCGGCACTGCTGCCTTCTTGATTGCGAACTGTGCCTTCTGGCCGTTTGTCTCAAGCTGCTTGAACTGAGCAATAGCCTTTGATATGCCAGCGCCATCGAATTCGCTAATAATGGGGATTGTAATGGCCATCAGATTCTCCCGTTATTACCTGTCATCTTCATGACCTTGTTCACTAGCTCACGAACTTGCTTGTCCACTTCAGTGCTCTGCGCTTCGTATGCTCGCCAGATAACTCGCGATGGTGGGCCATACCTAGCTTGCAGAGCTTGAGATAGTGTGCCTTTTCGCGCCATGTCAAATAGGGTAGCCTGCGGCCCACCCCACCTGATGCCAAAGGTTGCAAGGTTCTGTCTGAATCCTCCAGGGGCATCGCGTATCTTTTTGCCACTGGTGAAAGCCTTAAGATTCTTATTGACCTTCTTAGCATCCCAAGCCATTAGCTCAGCGCCACTGTTACCAGTCCATGATCTAGCCATACCCGATAATGGTGCATCCTCTGGGATGTTGCGGCGAGCCTCAATAAGTACAGGGTCAACGATTTGCTTGAAGTCAGTGGTGATAGACCTGCGCAGTTTCTTGTCAATCTTGTTCAGCTGCGCCAGCGCTTCTTTGAGACCAACAACTTCAATCGGGCCAAGCTCACTTGTCACTTGCGCCTCGATTTGTTAATCACATCAATGACTGTGTTCATGTCTTGCATTTCGAATGGTATTTGTGGAGGCCACCACCCAGTCTCAACCAGCAGTTCTGCTAGAGATCGTGAGTAGGTGCCTCGCTGGTGGGGTTTGTGGGTTCATCCGTTACCACTTCAATATTGACAAGGCGCTTCACATAGTCATCAAAGACTGCCGGCACTGAAATGCCGTTGACTTTGCAAGCCTCAAATGCCATGAATGCCAAGTCCTCGAGACCTACGCCAGAGGCGAGGTTGGAGGCTTTCTGTTTGAACTTTCGTTCCCAGGCAATGATGACATACAGGTTTGTTTTGACTTCGTATGTGGTTTGGTCTGTTGTGACTTTGAGCGTGAGTTGCATGATGTGGTTTCTTGTTTATGGTGCGGTAATGTCGCGTACCCAGGTGCCACCAGTGAAGGTTGCCTCTACGGTTGCGAGCTCGCCAACAGTGCTGTTGATCGGTGTGAAGGATGCCAGCATGCAGTTAGTGATTACATACTCAGGGTTCGTAGCTGATTCGGTTGCACCAGATGGTGAGATGGTCAGCACTGTTGAACCAGTACCTACGCATGATGCAAGGATTGCCTCAACCTCGGTAGCGCCATAGCTGAGGAAAAAAGTCAGGCTGGCCTCCACCGATTGAAGGCCCCCAACGAAGCGGTGGCCAGAATCTCCAAAGGCGGTTGATTCGAGGCTGTCCTGGCCAATAGTGAGCGAAACTTGGTTGGCCTGGTCGCTCATGTCGGTGGTTGTGGCACCTTGAGTAATGCTGATAGTTGCGTTGGATAGGAATGTTGTTGTTGCCATTGGTGGCTCCTTTTTTTTAGTTGCGCCGTACTGCTACGGCAACGGTCATGTCATAGCAAGGAAGCATCTGCTCGCCGTATGAAGCGAGAGATGGCCTTCCATCTACTATGGCGATTGATGAGTTCATGATTGTGTCCACTGTTGAGATTAAGTAGTCTCCAGAATCTTGGTTTCCAGGAGGCCCAGCTAAGACACGAATCACAAGCCTAATGTCTCCGACATTGTAAGTGAACACATCAAGCGTGGGTAGCTCAATCATTACTGATAGAGGGCGAGCGTTGCGCGGGTCAGTAACAGGCTTTAGGCCTAGAGCTGTAAGTGCAGTCTTAGTTGCGTTTACTGCTTCGTAGAGAATGCCAGTTGCAGCCATTACGCAACCTGAGGTCTGCCACAGCCTAGGAGCTGCATGATCTGGCCGAGTGACATGGTTGGGGAGCCCATGCCCATTGAATCGAATGAAGCGTATCCATCCACAGCGCCACGAGAGCGGTACTGCATTGCGGCATACATCACTGTTCCCAATTTCGATGCACCGTCAGGAGCGCTTGAAAGGCTGTCAGTATAACCTGCCTCCCTACGCTTCCTAAATGCCCAACTGTTGGCCGCAGAAACGCATACAGCTATGAATGCGGTGTCATTGGCGGTAGCCACCTCGATGCCAAGCCAGCTGGTCACATCGGCTGATGTAATCCAACTTGGGCTGGGGCTGAAAGTCACTGTGCCACTAGCAACATCCCGAGGGTAGTCAGTGCCGGCATTTGCATAAATGAACTGATTTTCGATAATCACTGAGTAATCAAAGAGAAGGTCACCTTCTTCAGATACGCCTATGAACTCATAAGGCTCGGTGGAGATGACAGTCTGAGTGCCACTGAAGCCATGATCAGCTCCTGCCACCACCACCGAATCTTGAGGTTGAATGTCCGTGTCAACGAAAGTCTGCAACACGGCATAGTTCTCTAACCGCGTATGGAAAGCGAGATTAAAGGTAGCCATTGTGTTGCAGTCTTTCTAGTTCGTCTAGATCAGACGAATGCAGCCTTGACGAACTTGGTTGGGTCAATCATCAGGGTTGCTAGGTAACCGCGGAATGCGATTGTGCGGCTCATTGTCGATGGGACATCAATGCTGAGGGCACCCTTCTGCTGTTCAAAGATTTCGTATCCTGTTGGGTCTCCCACAATGACTGTCGAGCTGGCGAAGTTGCGGTCAACCACAACACGAAGTCCGAAGGCCATCATGTCTGTTGAGTTTGCATTCGATGCTCCAAAGGAGTTCATTGGCCCAACATTTGGAAAGAGTGGGCGGTCTGCCGTGTCACTTAATGATGAAAGGCTGGCCCACACATTAGGTGCAAGGAAAAGATGAGTAGGCAGGTTGCCATTGCTCGAGGAAAGGATTGTTGAGGCTGCGCCGTAAATCCATTCAACCCAATATGAAGGGTCAGCGCCTGATGCGCTAGCAAAGTTACGAGTGACTGATGCTCCTGAAGCCAGGTTGTCTGCGGCCACATTGTCCGTTTCGTTTGCATAAATTCGAGCCATGTCATCAAGAACCAAACCAATGATTTCTGGCTGTGACCAGTCGATTGACTGCTCTGACAAAGTGACGTATCCGCCGTATGTACCCTTGGTTACTTGGTTGTCAGTAACCACAAAAGTGCCTTGTGTGAGTGCAGTGTTTTCAGTTGCCTGGTTGCCAATGCTGGTGTGTGTGGTTACCTCTGGGCGGATGAACACCTTGCCACCTTGTGGCATTGCTTTTGCGCCCACGGCATCAATCACAGGCCTACGACCTATGAAATTATTGTAGACAGGCTGAACCAGCGGAATTGGAAGGGCCCCTGGAATGTCACTTGTGACCACATTGGGCGCTGCCGCTTTTAGTTGCTCATGCATTTCGCGCCACTTGTCTCCACCGACAAATGCAGCTGAGATGTATTCGGCAGCAGTTGGCATGATGAACTCGCGCTTTGCGGTTGCATAGATTGGGGTTGTTGGGATGATTGAAGCCTCGACCTCAACCACTGGGTTTTCTTGTGTTGCCACTTCTGGTTCCTCCTCGGAATCTGTTGGGGTGGGTTCGGTTGCATCTTCAGGTTCCGATGCAGCGATTTCTGTGATGACAGCATCTTTAAATGCTGGTTGTGCGACAAGGCTAATCTCGACTAGATCAGCTTTAGATACGACCATTACGCCGTTCTTGTCGTACTTAAACTTGGTGGGGACAGCGCCAACGCTAACCGAGTCGTACGCGCCTGCTTTTACGAGTTCGATTGCGTCAGCGGCTGCGCCCGTTTTTGCGAAGGTGGCCGTGAATCCTAAACCTTCGGGCATGTCTGCAAGGGATGACACGACACCGCGCAAGGCTGACATGTCGTGATTTTCTAGAAGCTTGGGTGCTTTCATGTTGAGATCAAAAGCTCCACGCTGGAAAGACACCTTGGTGCCATCCATTACTTGCGCAGAAACTGGGAACCAGGGCACTGCAATGCCGGTGATTGTCTTGGGGGCTTCCTCGCTTGCGGCAGCATCGAGGGTGATGGGGACATTTACGAAGTGAATCATGATGGGCTTTCTACTGGTACTTCTACTACTGGTTCAACCATGATGTCTTGGTACATCTCTTCGGCTAGATAGCCTTCAACATCAAATTCAACGAATCGATTTCTTGGCAGAACATTTGAGGCACTCATTGTCTGCTGGATGCACTCAATGAATGGCTTGGCTCCGTAGAGATAGAGCTGACGGTTGCTGTCTTGCACATTTGTATATGTGAGACCAGAACCTTCTTGGGGTGCCGATACGAGGTATGCAGGAATGTTGCTCACTCTGGCGATTTCAAGTGACTGGTACTTGCGCTGCTCGCCAACAACTTCGGCAGGTGAAACCGAGAATTCCTTGAACTCAACATAATCGTTCAAAGCCCCTATTGCGTTTTGTCTGCGCATAGCGGACCATGATGCAGCAAGTTCACTGAGCTGGTCTGAATCCATAGTTTCGCCGCCCTTTTGTTGAAGGTAACCAGGCACTGTTTCAAGTGTGGCGTATCGGTCTGCTGCCTGATCAAGGTGAGTTGCGATAGATAGCGCTCGAGCGCCTTGGTAGAGCAAGCCTTGAATGGGAGAGAGGAACTGAATCACATCGTTGCTGTCGCCGATTTCCACACCGTTGAACTGCACTACATCCGATGGGCCGAACCACTGGGGGCCTGTCTGGTTGGGCGTGGTCACCATCGCGGCTGGTAGCCAAGTGAAGCTTGCTGGCAGGCCTGTGGAATAGCGTGAGGTAACGAAGGCGAAGGCGCGGCCATGGAAGAAAAGATCACTGAAAATATTTGAGTAGAAGAAGTTACGCGTTACCTTTGGGTCTGGCTGTTCCATCCACGGCTCAAGCGGAAGATAGATTTCTTCGTAGCGTTCGCCTGTCCATTGTTTGGAGTAGTGCCGGAATTCGAGGCAACCAATCATGGAGGCGAGCAGGTCTTTAGATCGTGAGACTGTGGGGTTTTGCAGGGCTCGCTGTTCGGCAGCTCCTGTGGAGTATGCGAGGAAGTCATTGATCTGTGCAGCGCCAGCGCCAGCGGCAGCCTTCATTGGTGCAGAAGATATCTGTGCAGTCGTAACTTTTGGAGTAAAGAATCCCACGCGCGGAGTCTCGCACAAACAAGTTGCAAATGCAACTACCTTGCTGAGCCCATCATTGCTTTGCCAGATTGACCTGGACGAGACACCAGAGATGCAGCTGCCACCAGACACCTTGCGCACTCAATCGGCCCTGGAGACTTTTGTGAGCTGAGCACGACAGCGCCATTGGCTTTGACAAGGGTTGCTCTGTTGACATGCTCTGCCAGCATCTCTTCACCAGTGTGCAGAAGCCTGCCCTCAGTGATCATTGACTTGACTAGGCCCGTGTACTTAATCATTTCTGCATATCCCCAAAGGGAGCGGCGGCGAATCAGTGGCTCTGGGGTGTGCAGGTCAAGTGTCGGGGTGATGGCAAGCCTGAGCTTTGGGTTGTCTTCCATCAGGCGCTCAATATGCCGCCACATCTGGCGGTTGGTCTCGCAGGTAAAAGCAACGCTAGCCACAATGTCACCATCACTGTTGAGGCCGCAATGAATCCCCACATACTTTGAGTCATCCACAGAACTATCCACAGCCAATACTGAATTGCCACCTTCTGTGGCAAGATTTGTGGTAAGGCGCTTGGCCCATTCGCCAGGGTTAATCCAGCTGTTGGCTGCGGCAACCCATAAATTGCAGTGGGCTCTTAGGTACTGGGAACGATCAGGTGCGGCAGCTGCACTCTCAAGTCCCTTCATGGTGATAGTCCTACCAAGGCTGGGGTTCGCGTAGCCCCAATACTGAGGGTCATCTGGTGACACGCCAGTGGGGAGGCTCCATTCGGCCATGAACAGATCAGAGCGAATGCCGGAATCAATGACACCCAGCGCTTGCTCCCTCAGCTTTAGGAACGCTCGAGATGATTCATCACCAGCTGTGGATACCAGAAATGCCAGCGGTGATGGCACAGCAATCTGTGAAGGTTTGAGGGCACCGAAGTAGGTTGCCTCACTAATCGCCCAGAGCTCATCAACGATAAGGATGTCCCATGTTCCACCATGCTTCTTGCCAGTGGCGCTATTGACTTTGTAAACCGAGCCATCAACCATTTTGACCTGGTGCCTGCCATACGCCCAAGTGACCTTCGCCAGATCAGACTCTTCCAGTAGCTCAAACACTTCGCGCAAATCCTCAAAGACTTCAGTAGCCAGCCCGAGCTCATGAGCGGTTGACATGATGCGCACAGGCCTACCCCAGATGCGCGGTAGCTCGGTCAAACAAAACCCAACAAGCGCGGAAAGCATTGTTGTCTTACCATTTTGGCGGCCTGTACTTATCAAAGCCGTACTGGATATGAAGTTCCCATCCTCATCATGTTCCAGAGCTCCTGACAATGCCCTCAACTGCCACGGGAAAAGAGTGCGGCCAAGATGCCTCTCGCTCCACTCCCCCACTAAAGCCGAGTAGGAACCAAACGCCCCAGTGGGCGTAACCAGCCGAGGCTCCTCAATCCCCAATCCAACGATCACAGCCGATTTACAGGAGTTTTGAATCGAGTCATGACCGTTCTCAGAGATATCATCAAAAGGGGTCGGGGTCTTTTCGTTTCGTTTTGTGAAAAAATCCTGTTCGGTTTTTTGTTGATTTGGTCGTTTTGTCGTTTTTGGGTCAAGTCGGAGGTGTTCTGATCGTGCGTGTTGTTGTGCTGTGCGTTTCTGATTTAGGTATCTGTTTCCGCGTGTTGCATTGCACTTCTTGCATGAGCCACATAAGTTCTCGAGGTCATCTGTGCCTCCTCTATCTACCTCTATGAGGTGGTCTGCTTCTGTGCTGGGTGCTTTGTGGCACCAGTGGCAGATGGGTTCGTTCTCTAGGACTATGCGGCGGTTGCGCATAAATTCGGGGCTGTTGCGTTTGGTCATGGTGGTTTTCCTTTGGTGTGTATTGGTGATGTTACTAGCGCCCTCGCAGGCTCGGTTGCTCTCAGTGCGTGACGGTCTTTGAGGTTTGTGCCCCCCACATTTCCAGCGAGTAGCTGAGGCTGCCGGAATTGTAAGGACGGACACCATCGCCTTTTATGTCGTTAGGGAACGCTGCACAATGTCTGACCCCCACGGCCATTCAGGTA